CTCACCCACAAGGCCAACCCGAACACCAACACGCATCAGCCCAACCCCCGCGAGCTGATCGACATGCAGGTGTTCAGCGGGAACTACTCGGTGTTGCATGCGATGGCCGAGGCGCTGGGCCACACATGCACACGCGCCACGCCTGACCAGGCGGGCGGCGATCCGGTCGATACCTTCACGCGCCTACAGGTGGCACATGCCGACTTCTGCCGCTCGGTGGCCGATGCGCTGCTACTCGGAGACGGCGCGGTATCGCGCAATCAGATGCGCAGGGCCGACCACATGGGGCAGGAGCTGCTCGCCCTCACTGGCCACACGCTCGCTATGCTGCGCGCACGCATGCGTGACACGGGAGCGGACAGGTGAGCAGCCCCACCCCCCCGAGCGAGCAGATGGCGCGCGCTATTCGGCGCGTGCTGTCAGTAACGTTGCTGCACCTGCTTGGAGCATTGCCTCAACCGGATCGTGGGTCCTCCCTGGCCTCAGGCGATGAGGGTAATTCGAACCCCGTCAGGGGTGTAGTCAGCGAGGCGCGAACTTACTGATGGCCTCGAACTACGACGACGTGCTGCAGCAGCTCCAGGCTGCGGGCCTCCAGGTGGACAGCCTCGACATCGGGCGCCTGCGACGCTGCAAGGTGGAGGGGGACCGAGAGAAGCGCGGCTGGTACCTCCTGCACGAGATCCGCATGGACAGCGGCGAAGACCTGATCGTGGGCAGCTATGGCGTGTGGCGCGGCGCCGAGAACAACGCGACGAAGGTTGAGCTGCGCCGCACCGAGCTCAGCCGCGAGCAGCGCGAGAGCCTGCGCCAGCGCCTGGCCGAAGACAAGCGCCGCGCCGAGCAGGCGCGTCAGGCCGACGCCGATCGCGCAGCCGCGCGCGCGACCGCCGCGTGGCGGAAGTGCGCCGAACAGGGCGAGAGCGACTACCTGCAGCGCAAGGGCGTCGGGGCGCACGGCGTGCGCTTCAGCCCGCAGGGCGCGATGGTGGTGCCGATGCTCGACACCGCTGGCCGCGTGCACGGGCTGCAGATCATCCGCGGTCGTGCGCAGAAGGGCCCACGCCTCGAGAAGGAGTTCTGGCCGTCCGGCCTGGTGAAGAAGGGCCACTTCCACCTGCTGGGCATGGGCGGCCCCCTCATGCTGGTGGCCGAGGGCTATGCGACAGCGGCCAGCCTGCACGAGGCGACCGGGCTGCCGGTGGCCGTGGCCTTCGACGCCGGCAACCTGCAGCCCGTGGCGGCCGAGCTGCGCAAGCGCTACAAGCTCGCGAAGCTGCTCATCTGCGCCGACGACGACAACACGCAGCGCTGCCAGCAGCCCGACTGCCGGCAGCGCGTATGGGTGTCTGACGGGCCGACCTGCCCGCACTGCGACGAGCCGCACAAGGCCGCCAACGCCGGCGTGTCCGCGGCGAGCCTGACCGCGATGGCCGTAGGCGGCGGGTGGATGGTGCCGGCCTTCGCCGAGCCCGAAGGACGCCGCGCCGACTGGTTGGACAAGGGTTCGAAGCTCAACGATTTCAACGACCTGCACCTGGCCGAGGGGCTGCACGTCGTGCGCGCCCAGGTCGAGGCCCGCATCCTGGCGTTGGGCTGGCGCGCGCAGCCGGGCGCGGCGCGCGCACAGCAGGGCAAGGGGGGCGGGGACGGCGCCGACAAGCCATCGCTCGCGCCCTTGCGGCCGATCGATTCGCTCGACGAGCTGCTCGAGCGCTACGCGCTGGTGTACGGCCAGGGCGGCACAGTCTTCGACCACCAGGAGCACGTCCTCGTCGCGCTGGGCGACATGCGAGACGCCTGCCTCAGCCGCGAACTGCATCGCGCGTGGGCCGAGCACCCGGAGAAACAGATGGTCCGGGTCACCGAGGTCGGATTCGATCCCGCGTGCACCGATCCCAGCATCCATTGCAACCTGTGGGCGGGCTGGCCGACGACGCCGAAGGCGGGCAAATGCGAGCACCTGCTCGACCTGCTGCGGCACATGTGCGCGGGCGACAGCCGGCCGGAGGCGCTCTACCAATGGGTGCTGCGCTGGATCGCTTACCCGATCCAGCATCCCGGCGCGAAGATGAAGACCACGCTGGTGATCCACGGGCCGCAGGGCACCGGCAAGAACATGTTCTTCGAAGCGCTCATGGCGATTTACGGCCGCTACGGCCGCGTGATCGACCAGAGTGCGATCGAAGACAAGTTCAACGACTGGGCCAGCCGCAAGCTGTTCCTGATCGCCGACGAGGTGGTCGCGCGCTCTGACCTCTACCACGTCAAGAACAAGCTCAAGGCGTTCATCACGGGGGAGTGGATCCGCATCAACCCGAAGAACATGGCCGCTTACGACGAGCGCAACCACGTCAATCTCGTGTTCCTCAGCAACGAAGCCATGCCGGTGGTGCTCGAGGATGACGACCGACGCCACGCCGTCATCTGGACACCGGAGAAGCTCAGCCCTGACTTCTATCGGAACGTGCTCGGCGAGCTGGCCGCAGGCGGCGCCGCGGCGCTGCATGACTACCTGCTGCACCTCGACCTCGGCGACTTCACCGAGGGCACGCTGCCGCCGATGACCGACGCGAAGCGGGAGCTGATCGACCTGAGCAAGGACAGCCCGAGCCGCTTCGTGCAAGCCTTCGAGAACGGCGACATCGAGGGCTTCCCTGGGCTGCGCGCGCCGAAGCTGCTGGTGCCGGCGCTCAGCTCCGACTTGTTTGACCTGTACAGCGCCTGGTGCGGCCGCGTCGGCCTGCGGACCCTGAGCCAGCCGCGATTCGCGAATGCCCTGATGCGAAAGCATGGCGCGCAGACGGAGCGCAAGCGTTACGACCTCGACAGCGGAACGAAGGGGCCGCACGCGATCACCTGGATGCCGGGCGGCTGGGAATGCCCGCCCGGCGAGCACGAGCAGGCCTTCCTCGGCGAGCGGGTTCGCGTCTTCCGCGATGCGCTCAAGGTCTTCCGATCGGGGGAGTCGAAGTGATGCGCGCCCTCGCTCGCCCCGAAATGTGCGGTATGTGCGGTACCTGTGCGGTGTCTCGTGCGCCAAAAATCTCAATGAAATCAACGATGTGCGGCACGTGCGGTATCGATCGAACTTTCCCGCGCATGCGTGTGCGTGCATGCGTGCAGGTGCGCAGGCGTGCGCATGCACGCACCCACCTGCATACCGCACATACCGCACGTCCCGCACACGCCAATGCTGACAGGCACTTACGTGCGTCCGCATCCCGCACGACCTACCCCACACACCGCACAAAGAAGGATGAGATGGACGGTGAAGTCACCACACGGGTCATTCGCTGCACGGAATCGAACGCTGGCGCCTTTCGCGGGCTGGTTGCCGGCTGGCCGGAACTGAAGGCCCTGGTGCTGGACCTGCAGGCGCAGGACCTTTTCCCGGGCCTGCGCGGCATGCATGTCACGCTCGCGGGCGCGCCTGCATGGGTCGCCAAGGGGTTGGCCGCGATCGGCCAACAAAACGCCACTGTCGCGGACGGAGAAGCGCATGCGGATTGACCTCAAGCTCGACGGCATCGGCGCCGTGCGGGAAACCCTCGCGCGGCTGAGAGGCAAAGAGGCGCGAACAGCCTATGCCGCAGCGTTGAACGACGCGGGCTTCCAGGTCCGGCGCGTGATGCGCAACGAGATCCGCAGCGTCTTCGACCGGCCCACGCCCTACGTCGCGAACAGCGTCTACGTGCGGCGGGCCACGGCCGAGCGCCTCAGCGTCGCGATCGAGCCGACCTACTACGGCGGCAAGGGCATCGACCCGCAGCAGATCCTGCAGGCGCAGGAGTTCGGCGGCACGCGCCGCGACAAGCGCAGCGAGGTCGCGCTGCGCCGCGCTGGCATCCTGCCCGCCGGCTTCCAGACCGCCATCCCGCGCGTGCCGTTCCCAGGGAGCGATGACGGGCGCGGCAACCTGCGCGGCTCGTTCCTCGTGCAGCTCATCAGCTACCTCCAGGCGTTCGGGGAGCAGGGGTACCGGGCGAACATGACCGCGCGCCGCCGCGAGAACGTGCACCGCGGCACAGCCAAGCGCGCGGGTCGTCGCTACTTCGTGGCCTACGGCCGGCTGCGCAGCGGGGCCACGTCGCATCTGGCGCCCGGCGTATGGGCGGCCACCGGCACGCATGGCGTCGACCTTCGCCCCGTGCTGATGTTCGTGCGCGCTGGCGCCTATCGCTCGCGCCTGAGCATGCAAGCCATTGCGGACAAGGCTGGCATCGACGAATACCTGCAGCGCCGGCTGCGCTTCCGCATCCGCCAAGTGGCCGGGGAATGAGCATGACCACCGACACCAACCTGATGACGATTCCCGAGTTCTCGGCGCACTTGGGGTTTGGCCGCACCTACGGCTACCAGCTGCAGAAAGAAGGGCGGCTCGTGATGGCCGATGACGGGAAGCGCGTGCTGGTGGACGAGAGCATCGCTCGCGTGCGCGCGACAGAGGACCCCAGCAAGCAAGGTGTGGCCCAGCGCCACGCGGACGCTCGGCGCCAGAAGGCCCTCGCGCCCGCGGCGCCGGTGCCGACGGAACCCGACACCGGCGAGCGCGATGCTGAAGGCGATGCGCCAAACGAGGGCCCCGTGCCGACCGGCTTCGACTTCCAGGTCGCGAAGGCGATGCGCGAACACTTCGCGGCGCTGGAGGCCGAGGCTTCGTACCGCGCGCGGGTAAAAGAGCTGCTCGAGGCGAGCGAAGTGCGCGCTGTGCTGCACGAGGTGATGACGGTGCTTCGTACCTCCATCGAGGGCATCGCGCATCGCGTCGCACCAGCTCTGGCCGCCGAGGTAGACGAGGCTGCCGTGCGCTCGCTGCTCGGCGCAGAGATTCGCCACGCATTGGAAACCGCGTCCGGCAGTCTCTCGAAGCTGGGACGGTAGGCGTGGAAGCGACGACCCTCTACCAGACCGCGGCGCGCGCGATCCAGCCGCGGCGGCCGAAGACCGTTTCGCAATGGGCGGATGAGAAGCGCATCCTCAGCAGCAAGGCGAGTTCGCTGCCGGGCCCATGGGTCACGGCGCGCAGCCCGATGTTGCGGGAGCCGATGGACTGCATGAGCGCGATGAGCCCAGTGCGCGAAATGGTCGCCGTGCTGCCGATCCAGTTCGGAAAGAGCGAGATCGAGACCAACATCATCGGCTACACGATGTGCGAGGACCCGGGTCCGATCATGGTGGTGCTGCCGGGCGAAGTGTCGATGAACAAGTTCATCAACCAGAAGCTCAACCCCTTGCTCGAGGAAACCCCGGCGTGCGCCGAAGCCTTGACCTCGACGGCCTCGCGCAACTCCAGCAACACGCGCGGCTTCAAGGACTTCGCCGGCGGCCAGCTCTACATGGAGCACACCGGCAACGCGAAGCGCCTGAAATCCACGAGCGCCCGGCTCGTGCTGGTCGACGAGTACGACAGCGTCGCGTCCAGCCTGCCGACCGGCGACGACCCTGACGCGCTGCTCGACGGCCGCAACAGCGCGTTCCCCGCCACCTCGAAGCGCGCCTCCGTCGGCACGCCCGAAATCAAAGGCCTGTCCCGCCTCGAGGCGAAGTACGAGAAGTCAGACCAGCGCCTGTACCACGTGCCGTGCCCGCACTGCGGCCACATGCATCCGCTGACCTGGGAGGGCTTCCATTGGGCGACGGGTGCTGACGGGCGCGTCACGCGCGCGTGGTGCGTCTGCCCCGAGTGCGGCGCGGAGATCGACGAGCACCACAAGGACCGCATGGTGGACCGCGGTGAGTGGGTGCCGCGCTTCCCGGAGCGCAGTATTCGCGGCTACCGGGCGAGTTTCCTCTACTACCGCTTCGCCCTCGGCCCCCGGTGGGCGGAAATGGCGCAGGTGTGGGTCGACGCGCAGGGCGACATCGCGGCCATCAAGACCTTCATCAACGACCGGCGGGCAGAAGCCTGGGAAGACCCGGCGATGCGCTCGGTCAAGCAGAACGCGATTGCGGAACGGGCCGAGCCGTACCGGCTGCGCCATGCGCCGGCGGGTGTGCTCGTCATCACGGCTGGCGTTGACACGCAAGACAACCGTCTCGCCGTGCAGATCGTGGGCTGGGGGCGCGGGATGGCTTTCTGGATCATCGACTACACCGAGCTGATGGGCGACCCCGCCGACGATGCCGTGTGGGTCACCCTCACCGAGTTGCTCAACCGGCCAATCGCGCACGAATGCGGCGCCACCCTCCGCGTCGAAGCGGTGGCCATCGACATGATGGGCCATCGGACCGAAGCGGTGAAGGACTATGCCCGCCGCCGTCTGGTGCGCCGGCCCATGGCCATCTACGGGGCGAAACACAACAACGCGCCGGTGATGGGCAAGGGCAAGCTCTCCGATGTTGACTGGCGGGGCCGCATGGACAAGCGCGGCGTGATGACCTACCAGGTCGGCACCGTGAGTATCAAGCATTGGCTGTTCGGGCGTCTATCCACCGATGCCGATCGCGCCGCCGAGCAGCGCTTGACGCACTTCAGCGACGAGCTCGAACCCAGCTACTTTGCCGGCCTCGTGAGCGAAACCTACGACCCCCGGAAGAACGCCTTCGTCAAGCGCCGCGGTGCGCGCAACGAGCCGCTGGACACCTGGGGCTATGCCTATGCGGCCACGCACCACCAGGAGTTGCGGCTGCACCGATGGACCGGTGCCGACTGGCTGGGCGCCGCCGAGCGCCTCGCAGCGCGCGCCGGCACTGCCGACCACCCAGGCGCAGTGCCCAGCGCCGCACTCACCACCACACCCACGCCAGCCCCGGCGCCGCGGCGGACAGCCGCGCCGGCGCCGTCTTCCTTTGCTTCCGAAGATTGGAGTTCACGCCTGTGATCGATCTACCCTTTGTCATGTCCCCCGGCCAGGCCGAGGACGCCGCCGTGCAGCTCGAGCACGACATCATCGGCATCGTCCGCGAGGAAATCGGCATGCACGAGCAGATGGCCACCGTGTTCGCGCAGGCACTTGTGCGAGGGCTGCGCCGGCGGCTCGGCGGCCAGGAGCTCTACATTCCGTCGCCCAATCGCTCCGAGCGTGATGCGGCCATTCGTCGCGAGTTCAACGGCACCAACATGGACGAGCTGATGCGCCGCTACGGTCTGAGCCGACCTCGCATCTATGCGATCGTGGGCGCGCGGTCGAACAGGCAGCAGGGCGCGGGCCAAGAAAATAGTCTTGTTTCCTCCCTAGAAAAGAGACAGGGCACCCGGTACGGTGAGGCGCCATGAGTACCGCCACCGATATGCTCGCCGCCTACCTGGCCGCCGAGTCCGCCATCCTTCTCGGCAAGACTGTCGCTTTTCAAGGGCGCACGGTCGGCTACGAAAACCTCACCGAGATCCGCAAGGGTCGGCTCGAATGGGAGCGCCGCGTCGCTGCGGAGCGCAACGGAGGCGCCGCATTCGGCGGTCTCTCGTTTTCGGTCGCACGCTTCGATGGGGATCCGCAATGAACGTCATCGACCGCATCGTCGGCGCCTTCGATCCCATGAAGGGCCTGCAGCGCGCCCAGGCGCGCCGCGCGCTTGCGCTGTACGAGGGCGCAAGGCCCAGCAAGCAGCGCCGCCCTCGCACCGACAACAGCAGTCCCGACACGCTGGTCGGAGGCGGCGCCGCCGCGCTGCGTGCGCACGCGCGCTACCTCGAGCGCAATCACGACCTATCGCGCGGCGCGCTGCGCGTGCTCGTCAACAACGTGGTCGGCCCAGCCGGCATCGCCATCGAGCCGCAGCCGCGCCGCGCCGATGGAACGATCCACACGGAGTACGCGACTGCGCTGCGCAACGCCTTTCGTGACTGGCAGCGCGCGCCCGAGGTCACGAAGCGGTACCGGTGGCCGCTTGCGCAGCGCCTGATGGCCTACACCTGGCTCCGGGATGGTGAGTGCATGGCGCAGGAGCTGTTTGGCCCGACGCAGTTTCTGAACCACGGCACCCGAGTGCCGTATTCGCTCGAGATCGTCGAGCCGGACTTCGTGCCGCTCGACTACGACGACCTGAGCCGCAACACGCGCCAGGGCATCCAGTGCAACACCTGGGGCGAGGCGACCGGCTTCTGGTTCTACAAGGGCGATCCTCGCGACGGGCAGGTTCGCGCGGACAGCAGCGGCTTGAAGTTCGTGCCGGCCGACCGCGTGCTGCACCTTGCCACGCTCGACCGCTTGCACCAGCGCCGGGGCGTCTCGGAATTCGCGAGCGTCATCACGCGCATCGAGGACCTGAAGGACTACGAGGAAAGCGAACGCATCGCCGCGAAGGTGGCGGCCTCGCTGACCGCCTACGTGAAGCGTAGCGCCGACGCTGGCTATACCCCCGACACGATGCCCGAGATCCGCAAGGACGAGAGTGGCACCCCATTGCCGCGCGACCTGCGCATGCAGCCCGGCATGATCCTCGATTCGCTGCTGGTCGGCGAGGACATCGGCCTCATCGACAGCAACCGTCCGAACCCGAACCTGGTGGGCTGGCGCGCCGGCCAGTTGCGCGCCTTCGCCGCCGGGATCGGGGCGAGCTATTCCAGTGTCAGCCGGGACTATGACGGCACCTACAGCGCGCAGCGCCAAGAGCTGGTCGAGCAGTGGGTGCACTACGCGGTGCTGGCCGACGAGTTCGTCGGCATGTGCGTCCAGCCGGTTTGGGAGCGTTTTGTTTCGGTTGCGGCGCTGAGCGGCGTCGTGCCAATGCCAGCGGATGTCCTGCAGGGCACGCACGACGACGCGATGTTCATCGCGCAGAGCATGCCCTGGATCGATCCGGTCAAGGAAGCCGTGGCGTGGGAGAAGCTCGTGCAGGCCGGCTTCGCGAGCGAGATGGAAGTGATCCGCAAGCGCGGCGCGAACCCGAGCGACGTGATCGAGCAGGCCGACGCGTTCCGCAAGGAAGCCGGCAAGCGCGGCCTGACCTTCAGCAGCGACGCCGCGACGAAGGCAGCGCCGACCCCCGCGGCCGCGCCTGCGGCCGCGCCGGAGGACGACGA